TGCAAAATATTATCCAAGTCAGACTGTATCTGATAATGCTTGAGGTTTAGTTCTGCAATGTCATACAAAGGACTGCGGCTTTCGTAGTAACCAACTCTGTTTGAGTAAGCAATAGCAAAAGGAATCTTGTCCTTAAGGCTCATTTCACCTTCATCAAATAGTTTATATTCATTCTTTTTGTCATCTTTTCTATGAATCTCATATCTGCCCCTTTCCAATACTCTAATCTGTTTAACGATCTTGTCACCATACTTTCCATCTGGCTCAACAACCTGTTCCAATAAACGCAACTGTGTGAGTTGCCTTGCACCATCTATGATCTCAGACCTCCAGCCTAAAATATCTTTTGGTGTATATGTCACCCAGTATGGTCTAGTCTTGTCCCCTTCCTTAGGTGCATCTACCAATACTCCAACATGGCCGAAACTTATGGCCTGTCTTGCCACGTTGTAAAGCCACACATTAAGATCATTTCCCTCAAGGTCTACGTCAAAAAGCTGCTCCCTAACTAAGTCAGATACATCATCAAGCCTTATAGGTTTTCTCACCAACATACCTGATAACATCTTTTCAATACGTTGCAAATATGGCACTACTGTTGATCTTGCAAGCCTTGTATCATAAGCGTCATCTGTTTCTCTAGGTTCTTGATTTAGATATTTTCTATGTTCACTCCTGATCTTGTATGTTCCTTCTTTCAAATCTGTTATCAAATCCCAAAACTGAGCCATGCGTTGATAGGCTGCATTAGGGCTTGCAACTGTGGTGGCAGCTTGTGTTATGGGCTGGTTGTAAATATTTAGTGAGCTATACACAGTTTTGCCTCTTTATCTGGTTCTCCCTTTTCTGTATATGACTGAAGTTCCATTGATTCAATTAGCTTTCTGCAACTGGCATGGATTTGTAAACGGCTTTCCCCTTTGCCGTTACATAATAAAGCCTGTACGGCAGAAATCCTGTCTCTGACTGGTGGGTTGCTGCGTGGGCTTTGATTGCTGAACCCATATCCTTCAAGAATCTGAATGTCCGTCTGACTTGCATTAGTACTTCTGTTGCCTCCACTTGCATCTGGGTAAACGTATATCTTGTTCATAGGATATCTGGATTGAATAGTTTGAGCAATAGAATCTGTATCGTGACTGCCACTTATCTCATCAAATATTAACAATTTTTGATTTTGTACAATACCGATCACTGCGTTCATGTTGCCTATGTTGAAATCCAAGCCAATTCTCAATGGCTCTAGTCCTATCTCTGGCTTGATATTAGTGACATTATTTTCTCTGGTAAAGCGATCATAGACCTGACCTGTAGTGAGATTGATAAACTCTCCATTGAGGTAGGCTTGCAACATTGATGGGTCATAGTTGGCTTGCATACGTTCAATGAAGTCACTGGGCAAATGTGGATTATCTTGAGTCCTCATCTTTATTAGCTGCCTATCTGTCCTCTCCTTTGCTTCATCTGTACCAAAGGTGTTATATAGCCACCTAAAACCTTCTGGTGTACTAGCTGCACAAAACTGGCGAACATTACCAGCCCTTAGTCGTCCTAGTATCTTTGGAAAAGCTTTGTCTGCAATAGTTGGAGATACAACATCTATTTCATCTACCAATACATGAGAAAGATTCAGACCAATTATTCTTGACCAGTTTTCAAAGGATCTACATAGTAGTTTGCTATCACCTTCCTTGAAATGCAAAGTATATTCTGGAAGCGGACTAGCTCTAAATGTGTAAGGTATTTCATATTGCTCAAGAAACAACTCAAAGTCTGTTTGCCATATGTCTCTAATAAGCGGTGCAGTAGGTTCCATAACAGCACCAATAAATCCAATATTCATAGCTGCAAGCTTTACAGCCATACTGCACAAAGCTCTTGTTTTACCAGCACCATATCCAGCAGAAAGGCCAACAATTTCAGATTTATTATCATAAAACTGTTGTTGTGGTGGGTGTAAGTCTGCCCTTATACGATCTAACAACTCATCAGTATTGATATCAGAGGTAATCAACCCATGATCCAAAACATTACCACTTATAACTGTGTCTAAATAACTCACGAACAAAGATGCGCTAATTTTGCTGCGGTATTAATCGCACCTAAAGCAATATGATATTGACCAGACCTTCTAGCTTCCATCTGTAAGGTGCTACATTGCGCCAAAAGATCAGCTATCATCTGAGGTCTTTCCATGTCCCAGTCCTTCTTAAGCTCCTCCCTAGCTATCTCTAAATACTTATCTACGCTTCTTTCTCCAACCCCCCAATTTTCCGAAGCATAACGAACGCAATCTGATCTACGGCCACCATTTGCAATAATACGAGCAAACTTCTGTGACCTTACTATTGTTTCAGCTTGAGTTCCTTTTTTACCCATTACTTAGATAATACACGTTTTGCTTTGTTACCTGTAAAATCCTCCCACCTTTTAACGATTACATCACAATATTTTGGATCTAACTCCATAAGATAAGCGTGTCTGTTTGTACGTTCAGCAGCAATTAAAGTTGAACCAGAGCCACCAAAAAGATCAAGGATTGATTTTGCAATATGATTATTTATTGCTCTCTCTATTAGTTCTATTGGTTTTTGTGTTGGGTGATAATTATTTTTTCCATCTTTTTTCATTTCCCATATTGTTGCTTCTGTTGTAGCACCACACCACTTTAAAGTTTTATTTTTTGGTTTCCAATATAAAAAAGGTTCATGCCTTTGCTTGTATTGAGCATTCATAGCTGCATAAGTAGCATTTGTTTTATGCCAAATTAATAGTGCATGAATGTCACCTACTTTTGAGACTGCTTTGTATAAACCTAATGGTTTTGTATCAGCAAAAAATGTGTAACATGGCCCAGTACAATAGGCAGCCAATATTGGAATCACATCTTCATATATCTGATCTGAGCTATCATTTTGTAATTTTTCTCTTTTTCTCACAATATTTACATTTCCACTATGGAAATGCCCTCCTTCATAATTAACTCCATAAGGCGGATCGGTGAAGACCATATCAGCCTTTTTATTATCCATAAGTTTTTCAACATGAAGAATGTTTGTGGAATCACCGCATAACAGGCGATGATTGCCAAGAATATATAAATCACCCTCTTTTGTTATTGGTTCCTCTGGTACTTCTGGAACATCATCAGGGTCTGTTAAACCTTCTGTTGGTAATACTTCTTTTTTAGAAAGTATGTCATCAAGCTCTTTTTTATCAAAAAAATCGTTTAAATCATGCTCTTTTGATAGTTGTTCAAGCATATCTATATCCCATTCTGACAAGTCACCAGTTCTGTTGTCTGCTATTGCTAGTCCTACTTTTTGATCTTCTGTAAGGTTTGATCTTTTTACAGCAATTATTTCATCACCATCAGCTTCTATTATTTTTAAGTTTTTTATACCAGCGGCTTTTGCCCCTGCGATTGTTCCATTACCTGCAAGTATTCTGTTGTTTTCATCTATTACTATTGATCTTGCTGCCCCATATTGTTCAAGGCTTTGTTTTATAAGTTTTGCAGATCGGTCTGTACGTTTACGAGCATTTTTAGGATCGTTTTGTAAATCGTTAATTGAAGCCACAAAAGTAAGTATTTTTTTAAATGTAGCGTCAATCGCTAGTTTTTGTCGATTTCTGTTGTTTTTCCCAGCTTCCGACTAAGTATAAAAGTTCATCAATCCGTTTTCTAGCGGCTGCAATGCGGTCTGTGTTGAACTTGTCGTAGTCTTTGTTTTTCATGGTTATGGCCTATAAAACTCACCATAAAGC